TTGTGATACAGTTGAGTAAGTCGTTGGAATATAAGATAAACTGGAAGTTTGAATTATCCCACCGGTTATTGTAGGTGTAATTATACCATAATCTCCGAGGTTAACACTTTGTGTTGCTCCTGAATAAGGTACATAATTGGTATGAGTATGCCCAACAGTAGAAAAATTTGAAGCTGCGTAACCTTCAAGATAATTAGCATTTAGTCCTATTACAAGATTTGAGTTGCTAACGACAAAAGGTGGGGCGCCTATAACAGTTGAAACAATTTGGTCGCTGACTGTGATTGTTCCCCAAATGTTAACATCAGTAACTAAATCTCTATTATTAATTCCGAAATTAAAAGTAGCATACCTTCCTCTGCAAGATACTGTTAAAGCATCGTACCCAAGCCACGTTTTTACATTTATAGCCAAACTTTCTGTAAGCTCTTCGCCCCCATAAATTAACAATGCTGTGGTAGCACATGAAGTACCGAGTTCATTTATCTGAAATTGCGCATCTGGTATATTTCCATAAGTCATATTTACGGCAGCCGCATTTTCAGATTCAAAAACCTTAAAAGCTGTCCACCCCAATCCAATGGCTCCATCCGGGTGTAAACATATTAAGTTTTTTTCTACACTATTAGATTGTGCAGTTATTCCAATTTCTCCGCCGTAATAATCATACTGAATTAATAAACCGTAAAAAAAGGTTGACTGATCTACATGTGATGTGAATTGTGCAATTGGAGTCCCTGGTGCCGCTTCTACATGAAATGCAGCCGTTGGGTCAATATCAATACCAATACCATTTGGCGCCTGGCGTATAAAACTGTTTACAAGCGTGGTTCCATTGTATTTTGGGATATATCCATTCGACATTGCAGCCAATGAAACAAGAGGTAACATTATAGGATTGAGTGAAGCATCAAATCCTAAAGCAAGTCCAGCTTGCGCATTGAAAACTTTCTCGTCAATGGATGAACCATTAAATTTATTTAGGTAGTAATCTCCGGCTGGCATTTTAGTTATGAGTTTTGAGTTATGAGATATGAGTGCTGTTGCTTCGGCTGTGTTCAGCAACCAAAAAAAAAGAAAGCAGCATCCCATCCTTGCGGGATGCTGCTTTTTTTAATTCTACCAGTTAGTAGCGATTGGGCTACGTTTCCAGGTATTAAGGGCTGTGCATACATACCAGAAGTTACCATCCTGAGCAACCTGTCCGGCAGTACCAGGTGATGTTTTTGAAGCTGGTGCAATTACCCAATTTGCAATGGCTGAAATAGACAGGGAAGAAGCTTTGAGTAATTTACCGGTTGTTCCGTTGAAGGCTGCAAGCGTATCAGCGACCACAACTCCTGCACCTCTTACGATGTTACTGCCTGCAAGAGCAAGAGAGGAAGCGTATTTCACGTTGTCCGTACCAGCATCAATATCAGTGCTCGCAGCAGGAATAATTCCATCAATGCCTAAAATAACTTTCGCTTCTGTTCCAGATAAGGCTGCAATGTTTCCGGTGGCTTTCATTCCGACAAAGGAAGAAGCTACTACCTGCAGAATGGCAGGAGTTGAAGCGGCAGTTGCAATCAATACCTGATTCGCTGCTGTGAGCGTAGCTTTGGGGATGGCATTGTTTGCAGCCGTTTGAGCATTTGAAATAAGCGTATTGATTGCAGCAATGGTAGTACCACCATCTTTGATGATCTTTCCGGAAGTACCGTTGAAAACTGCGATGTTGGCATCGAGAGCAACATTAGCTGGGCCAGTAACTGCACCGTCAATGTTGGTTTGCAGAACCACCCAGTCGGCGTTTACCCCGGTGGAAGCTCTGTCAACAGTAGAAACAAGCATGTCGCCAATTTCGCATACAACGCCCTTTATTGTACCGGCTTCAATTACTTTGTAAGACCAGCCAGCATCGTAAACGAGAAGCGCGTTGAATGCTGCAATGGTAAAAGTTCCACCGGTTCCGACAGTACCTTTAAAGATCATGGCATCATTCGAAGCCAATAAACCGTCCACATAGGTTTTGTTAGTGAGGTCAGTACCAGCGACCGGGGCAGCGGCAACCGTAACTTTTGCGAAGGTTGCATCTTTGGCCTGAATGTCAGCATAAGTAAGACCACCGTCCACTTTTACTCCGAATTTGGAAGCGGATTCAGCGGTAAGTTCAATTTTGAAACCGTCGTTATCCAGTTCAAATGAGGTACTCGTAGTGCCTGTATCCGTGTTTTGAGTGTGAAGCAGAGCCAGTGAAGGCTGAATTTGCCATTTGAGGCCGGTAACTTCGGCATCGTCCCGGACGAGCATGCATCCGGCAGGGCCACCGGCAAGGACGGTAGGAACGCCACCGACGATTGCTGAGAGCAATCCACCTTTGGCGATGTTTACATACTTTTCGGAGAATTCTACGCCGGTAGCATGTACATTTTGGGTTAGTAATAAATCAAATTGTGCCATAGCTATAGAGTTTTAGGGTTAATCGTTGTTATAAAGTTGAAAAGGAATTTTAATTTGATCTTCTTTTGATTCCATTGCGAGGTTAACAATTTGTAGTATTGCTTCGCGGGTAAGAATTACCCCACAGAATAAACCCTCTTTTTCACAATAGTCAGTAACATAGGTACGGACGGATTCCATATTTTTGATTTCGTCCAGCCGGGCTTGCTCTTCGGCTGCTTTGGTTTCAGCGAGTTCCTGCTCTGCTTTTTCTATTGCAGCCTGTGCTTTCTGCAATTTTGAGAGAGCTTCGCTTACTTTGATTTGGGAATTTTTAAGCTTTCGTGCCATGGTTTTTATGTTTGGGATAAACTTGTTTTCTTCCAGATGGCGGATCCGGCTGTACCTGATTGAACACATATGTACCTGTAATCATCATCAAATGATGTTTCTCCTTTTATACCTGCATCAATCCCTGTTTTTTTTGTACCAGTTCCGCTATTTGTATTCTGAGTTCCTGAACCGTAGATTATTATATTTGCATTATGTGTTGTTTTATCGCCGTTACCGATTATTACCTGATGCTTGTTTGCGCTTCCATTTGCAGCATCTTTAAGCCGCGAATACTTCACATAATCACCAATTGTGAATGAAGCATCGTAGATATTTAAAAGGTTTTTGATGGTTTTCCTTATCCGCATTCCGGGAACATTATGTACATCGGAAAGTATCTTCACCCTCTGCCCGATTGAAAGATCAATATCGTTCAATTCGCAGAATATGGATCGTGATTTACACTCATATACATATTCATTCGCTTGCTTTTCGATGTATTCCTGTGCAGCATTTAACAATTCAATTTCGGCTTCAAGTATGTATCTATTACTGAATATTGCTTTATACAATCCGGTTAGAATAAAAGTATCACCATTAACAAGGAGGATGTATTGACTGCGGGTGTCGACAGTATAAATAGCCGTATTATTATCATAGTCAAATTGGAACGACTGTCCGTTGAATTGACCGGATGTGAATGTAATCTGCGCTAACGTTGTTAAGTAGGAGTTGTCAAAAATGAAGGCGTTACAAGAAAAGTGAAATACTCCATCAAACCCAGGGTTAGGGTCTAAGGTTACATTGGCGGCAGTTCCTGTTAGTTCGGTGATTATGCTATCAACATATTTTGACATATCATAATTACACAGCACATATGTATCTCCGACCTGTGGGAACAGACTTGGGTTTGGGACTACTGATCCATCGTTGGTATATATTATCTCATATTTACCACTTGATTTATAATATTTTATCCCAAATTCGCGACCGTTTAAATGTCCAGATTGAAAAATCACCTTCAAATCACCGACCTGTTTGGCGTTCTCATCAATGATTACATTGCTATCCTTAAAGATGTAGATCGTCGTAACAACAGCCTCTTTTGTAAGTATCTCAGTAAATATTTCAGTTATGGTTCCTACTCTTTTTGGATAAATATCTTCAAAGATTATCACACCCTCTTTTTCCGAATTGCTAAGCCCTGGCAAGGTGACGTAATCAGTTCCAGATGGAAGCCTGAGCCTTTTTATTGTGTTGATTATACTTTCGGATGTTTTCGGGTAGTAGCTTTCGGATATATTTCGCGTCGAGCCATAGGCATACATTCTGCCAAAAGTAATCTTTGAGGAATCAGATGTTGAGATGTCTTCTAATTCAATATCATAATGCAGGTCTATCTCGCTACCTGTACGGTAAGATGATAGATTGATTATTAAATCATCGGTTATCCACCAGTCCGTTTGATATGCATCTGAAATAAGTTTCAACCCTTCTGATAGGGTTACATTCTCAAATGTGACAGTTTTATATTCATCTGGATATTCACCTATGGTAAGTGTTTCACCATAAAGCTCTTCTATATTTTTGATAATAACTTGCAAGAACTGGTCGCCTGTGCCTGTGAGAGTGAATGTAGGCTCTTTTCTCCCGCTTACCGTGTCGTAATACCATAATATGCTGTCGGGCATATATAGGTCAAGAAGCGAAACGAATTGTACATTATATTCAAATGCTCCTGTTGCTTTGTTGATGGCAGGAACAGCGGTTTTGTTCAGGCAATATCTTTTTGCATTGTACGTGATGTAATAATTGCGTTTTAATTCTACATATAAATCAGTACTGAATGATACTTCGATATATTTTACATACGCACCCATAATCTCATTCACCATCACAGCCGTATCAGCCACTACCGGAGTGAGTATTATGGTATCGCTTGTATTGTAGATAGTAATTTTCATTATTACCCTTGAATTAGCGGATTCAATACCAACCTATCAGTCGGATTCGGTTCATTAAACCGGATGGCTATTTTTCCGATGCTGTTATTCAGTGACTGTAAATTGGTAGCACTTATGTACACAAGCTTGTAAATCAGGTTCGTCTCAAATACTCCTATTTCGGTAAGAGACAGGATATTGTTTTCAGTCTTTCCAGCGCAAATAGCTGCCATAAATCCTGATAATTTGGATTGAAAGCCGGTTATATCGCCTTGCTCTACTGCGCCATTTGCGTATTTTCTGGAAACGCAGAATACCAATGTAATGTCCCTGTCTTCAACTCGCGGGTTTTTGAAAAGCACCTGTTTCCCATCAATAGACCGTGATTTGTTTTCGATGTGTGGCTTTGCTGAAGGAGGAGACAGCAGGGTATCTATACTGCCATCTTCCAGCAATACACTCCAGGTGTTCCAGGCATCAATACCGTTGATAAACAATTTGCCTGTCATAACTTTATATTTTCTGCTTTAATACCTATAATCCTGCACCAGTAAGTAACATCGAACGAAGGGCAAGCTTTGGACGCGAACTGATTATGTCCTACCACTTTCACCTGCGGATGCTTGCTTATGAATTGCAAGACGAATCTGCGCATGGCAATTGTCTGGTCTTTGGTGCGGGTGTCTTTGGCTGATCTGCCATCAACAGCCAAACCGCCGGCATAGACAATATGAACACTCTCTGAATTGATTCCTGTTACTCCGTTGGTGATTTCCCAAGGATCGACAATGTTGTCGTCATTGTTAGGCACAAGCTGTTCGATGGAGCCATTCAGGTGAATGAGGTGTGTGTAACCTACCTGCTTCCACCCTCTACCTGCGGGAGAAGGGTCAAGATGCCAGTGCCGAATCTGATCGGACGTAACTTCACGGCCTTCGGGTGTGGCTGTACAGTGGATAACAAGGTATTTTAAATTTTGTGGCATCTAGATGGTTGTTTTAAATTTGGTCAGTTCCCTTTTTTATTCCCTCCAGCAAAGTCCTCATGGCATATAGCTCTTTCGTATTCTTGTTAATGTCATACAGGTGGTTCATACTTTCAAGAGCGATAGACTTCATGTTTGCCATCGTTTCGGCTGTTATGCTTGTGTTCAGTTTAATAGCGGCTGTATCAGGAGCTATGCCGGATAACAGGCTTTTCATGTCAACCATGGTCATCTGCATGGATGTGAACCGACCTTCCAAAGCGTTGCCTGTATCCTGGCTCATGGTTTGGAACGAGCCTTGGGAAGCTGCCCCCTGGCTTTCAGCATCTGTTTTGCCCCATATCTTAAAGCCATTTTTACCGGCAGTTATTTGAGCCATCTCCATCCAGTCCATTGTCTTATCGGAAGCAACTTCTGCATCTATCATGAATTGCGCCATCCTGTCTTGTTGCCTTTTGGCTTTTTCATCATCTGTAAGTGTCGCATCGTCAGTTATTGCTATCATATCTTCAGAAAGCTTTTTGAACAAAGGTGCTAAATACAGGGAGTATGCAATATCTTCCATAAGCTGTTCGATGGTTTTGGCAACATATCCGGAAAAGTCATCCATTGCAGCTTCTGCATCTCCAAGATTTGCTACAAGGGAATCCATCATATCATTGCCCAATTTCCCGAATATGCCTTCCATGTAGGAACTCAACTGTGCAAGTGCATCTTCATATTCGGTTGAGTAGTCCAAAGCTGTTTGCAAAGCATTACGGCTTGTTTCGTCAAGTTGCTGGTTGTTTAGTATGGATTGAGCCAGTTCTTTGTTCAACATGCCCTGTGCATCTATCAGCTCTGGATATTGCTTCAAGAGGTTGGAATAATCCGCCTTTTCGCCTCCCCATCCAAACAAGCCTGTTTTGTGCGAGCCTGTAACAACGGTTGCACTCCCTAAAGCGGTAGTGCTATTTTTGTACGCTAAAAGAGCCTTGTTATAATTCTGTGCGTATGCTTTCGCCTCCCCGTATGCATCTGTCCCGAATATGCTTTTGGATTTTTCAAGGAGTTCGTTTTGCTTTAGCAAGAGCTTGTTATATTCGTCCTGTGTAGCCAGCTTTGCATCTGCAATTTGTTGCAGGGCTTCGTTGTGGGCTTTCTCTACAATGAAAATCTTGGTGGCTACGGATGTTACCAATGCAACAGCACCTCCTATTATTCCGCCTTGGGATAGCCCTTGTAGGGTGGCGTTGGCAATATCCATAACCGCACCAATGCTGTTTGCTGCGGATGAGGCTGCATCGCCCTCCTCTTTGGACATCGCCTGTAAAAGACCTACCGCACCGGAAGCAACAGTTGATATTTTACCAAAAGCATCCTGCCATTTTTGCAGGTCGTCAATATTATTAGGGTCTGTAAGACCTTTAAGTGCTGCCTTTATCTTGCTTACCGCAACTTCTGCCTGACGTACCGATTTGGTGAATTTTGCCCATTCCGTTTCTCCTTTTAGGGCTGTGTCTATAATGATTCCGTTAGCTTCGTTGTAGGCATCCTCCAAAGCCTTTACATCTTTGCCCTGAAGCTCCATAAGGTCAATCTTTGCCTTTGCCCTCTTCATGTATTCGGACAGGTCGGCTATGCCAAGCTGCGCCATTTCGCGGATAGCCTTGGCTTGCGCCTGGATTTCATATTCGTTGGAAGCATCGGTCAGCTTCTTTTTCTCATCTGCATTTTGCTTTATGAAACGGTAGTACTTATCAAAATTTGTTTTTGCAAGGGTTAGGTCGTAAACATCCTGTGAGCCTTGTTTCTGTACTTCCATTTGGGACCTGACACTTGCGGGGAGCGTTACTTTGCTCACATCGGCTTTGCCTTTGCCCCCTTTTGCCTCATATTCACGCTGGGCATCGTCCTGCATCCTTTTGAGCCATTCGGCTTCTTGTACGGCGATGTCGGACATTCTTTTTTCATGGTCAAGCTTGGCTTGTGCACGTGTTTTTTCTGCCCCATCAGCCATCATGTTAATATAATCCTGTTGGGATTTATATACCAATTCTTCCTTCCTTTTTTGAAATTCGAGGTCTGCCTTTAGTGATTCTTCGGCTGCTTTGGCTTGGGAATCCGCTGCTTTGGTTTCTTGGGACGAAGCCTTGTTTAGTAGGTTATCTACTTTAGCTTGCGCTGCATCAAGTTCTTTCTTATTCGCCGTTTTATCTGCATCGTAATCCTTGGAGACTATTTTGTGGCTCTCCAAATCGCTTTGTTTCTGCTTTAAAGATTTCAAATTTGTCTGAGCCTCTTTAAGTTGGGTATTGTAGTCTTTAATAACTTCTGTCGTGCCTTTTACAGCTTCTTTGGGTGCTTCGCCGAATATAGCAGTAGCATCAGAAATAACACCGTTAAGTATCTTACGAGCTTCTCCGCTTTGTTCGATTAAATCAATAATCGGGTTAAGATTCAACCCCGTCATTTCTCCACCTCCAATTACATCAAATTTTGATATTATTGGATTTAACGTTTTTCTTTTCTCATTGCCAGCAAGAACAGGAGTAAGCGCAACCATAACTTTAGCGGCTTGTTTAGGATCGCTATATTTCTTTTCAACCTCTTTTTTTAGGTCGTCCATCAATCCGGACATTGTTTTGCCATAGTCTTGCGCTGCCTGATCTGCAAAGCCTTGCATCGCCCTTGCTTTGGATGCTTTTGTTGCTTCCTCAGTAATGGTTTTATAGGCCAGTGCAACATCATTAAGGGCTGTGGTTTCATCACCTAACCCTTTCAGGTAAGTACCGTACTTATTCATTATGGCACTCTTAGCCTGATCGTATTCTTCTGTCCCCTTCTTTGCATTTTTCAGCTTTGCGAATAGGGTCTCAATCTGAACTTGCTCTGTCAATAAGGAAGCATTGTAATCGGTTGTTGCCTCTTCCAGCTTCTTCTGTGCTTTTTCGGCATCAGTGGTATAGGTTGCATATTTGTAGATACCATAAGCCAGCGCAGCCACCGCAGCGGCTGCCAATACATAAGGATTTACCAATACAGCTTTATTCAATCCGTATTGCGCAGCGGTAGCCTCAATAGTAGCAGCCACCTGTAACTTCTTTGTTGCAATGTCATATACTCCGGTAGTGGTCTGTATCGTTTGTGCGGCACTCATGGACATCAGAGATACTTTATACACACCGTAAACAGCAATCAACTCACCTATTGTCTTTCCTACCTCCTGATAGTTGTTAACCAAGTCGATAGTGGTGTCCAACGCACCTGCAATTGCGCCCTGGTTGCTTTTTCCAATATCGTTGAACATCCGGCTGAAAGCATCTTGCAGGTTGCTGATTTTACCGGTAATGGTTTTGCTTTGTTCTTCCATCAGGTTAAAGAACACACCACCTTCTTTGGTGAGGTTCTGCATGGCCTGTTGTACCTGTGGAAACCCAACTTTGCCTGCCTCTGTTAATTCCTGAATCTTATCCTTTGAAACCCCCATTACTTTTGAGAGTTCATCAATCATCGGAATACCTCGGGAGGTAAACTGCATGATGTCCCTTGTGTATGCCCTGCCCTGTGTTTGTAGTGTACCATACAGGTAAACAATGTCGCCCAACGGTGCGGATACGCCCGAAGCAACATTCCCTAGCATGGTAAGGTTCTTAGTAATGCTGTCGGCCGAAAAGCCATAAGCAAGTAATTGTTTTGCGCCTGTGGCTACATCTTGAAGCGTGAATGGTGTTATGGCTGCAAGTTTAACAGCCTCGGCCATTAACTTATCTGCTTTGTCTTTTGAACGCAATATTGTAGTAAAGGCAACTTCGAGTTGTTGGAACTCTCCTCTTACCTGTGCTATTTTTGATATAAAACCTGTTGCAGCCTGGATAGTAAATACACCTGCTGCTGCCATACCGATATTTTTAAATACATTGTCGATGCGTGATCCTTCACGTTCAGCACTGGCACCAATGCTTTTAAAAATACGTTTGATGCGTTCTGCATCTGCCTGCAAGCCGGCAGTATCTATTCCAGATCCAAAAAAAATGCTGCCCATTACTTTATCTTTTTCATTATTTCAAATAGTGAACCAGTACTTATCCCAGTCTTTTTATTATCTTTTTTCGATGGGCTGCTATACTGTGGCAATACTGCTGAATACATCAGCATATTGGCATAGCTTAACTCATAAAGAACATAATCAAAAGTCAGGTTATAGGATTTGGCAACCCCGCCTATCATTGCCCAGATGCTGTCGTTTTCTTCACCGTCTCCCTTGTCTGTTTTGTCAGGTTGATCTCTATCAGGGAAACGGTAATACCGAAAAAATCACTGGTCTCCATTCCTGCCAATAGTTTTACCACCAAACTGGAAAGCTTTTTGGGTGTCAGATCGGTTAGGAGCAAACTGGATAGTTTGCGGAGTTTGTTTCCAAACAGTTGATGTTTTGATAATTCCTTTGCTCCAAGTATCATGGTAGCAGCTATTTCGCCTAATCCTTTGCAGTGCCTGGCTATTCGCAGGGATTCACTAATAATGTCGCTGTCCTTGTTTATTTCAATGTCTGGCAATTGGCTAACCAGTTCAGAAACAAGTATCAAGGTAGCGGTAGAAGGAGGGGCAACTTCATAGGTTACCCCACCTATTACCACATCTTTAGGCTTTTGCAGAATAGCCTCAGCAGTCTTTTGTTCCGCTGTCTTCGCCATTATGCAGGTACTACATCCATGTAGAACAAATCACCTGTTGCGCCTCTGAGGAAGGTAAAGGCGACTTCAGCAGTGAAGCCTTCTTTTTCGGCAAACAATGGCCCCATCGAAACCTCACAATAAGGAGCTTCCAGTGTATCTGCGCCAACAACCTTTGAGGCAAGCTTGACGGAGTATTTGGTAGAGTTTACCAGTGATTTTACCGTTGTGCGCCCTAATGCCGTGGTTGTTTTCCAGAACATCTGCCTTGCCGAATCGGTGATGCCGATAAGGGTCATTTTGAGTGTGATTATGGGTTCCGTCCGAAGCGAATCCACAAGGTTATGACCGGTGGAAAAAAGTTCCAGTTTCGTGCCGTCCGCTTTCTCAAAGGATATGGATTCTTCCTTTATGAGACCAATATCGGCGAGCGTCGTGGCCATAATGTCGCCTGTTCCAGGGGTGCCGATAGATACTACCTGTTCCCCCCATGCTGTTTTTACTGACATAAATTATATTTTTTAATGGTTAAACGTTTTGAATTCTATTCGAATGTTGATGAAATGTTGTTCGATTTCTGCCTCCTTAAACATATCCTGAGACACAATTTTAATATGGTACCCAGGCATGGAAACTTCTTCAAGAAGTGCAATTGCTAATGATGCAAGCGTTTTAAGTCGGGTAAAATCTGATTGACACTGATCATTGCCCGCAGCTCTAAATTTGATATCAGGCACATAAATATTCACATTTGCAGATGCTGTTTGTAGCTGTGTTCCCGATGTAGGAAGGCAGTTTATTACAATATCTTCAGTACGCGAATTCAACGGCCTGTAATTGTTTTTATACAATCCTCCGTTAACGGCAGTTTTTAAGTCCGAGACCTTGATCAGTTCGTACAGAACATCTATAATTTCAAGAGTACTTATCATTTAGCCTTTTAATTTTGGATTTTAATTGATTCATCAGGCGTGGAACTAAGATACTGGACAGTAATTCAGCGGAGTATAAAACATTCTTTCCGTATGATTCAACATAGCCTGCATATTCCATACCAGCGACAACTATTAGAACATAACCATACCTGAATTGCGAAGCCACTTCTTTAGCAAAAGCTTTGGCCGTGCTTACACCACTTTCACCAATGGACATCCTTTTGGATTTTACTGCGCGGGTCTTCAAATTGGAGTATTGAACAGAAATGTTCTTGGATTTAAAATTCTCCTTAACAACACTCCCATTCACAACAATTACATAACCTACTGAACTTCGAAGGTTTCCGGTCTGGTCCATATAGCTGCCAAAATCGCGGGCTTCGTTTACGCATTTTTCACCAACATAGGATAAGGTCTGAACAATAGCTTCATTAATCCGTGTGAGCCTTTCGGCCAGCATCTTATCAATATCTGCATTTGTATATTTAGCCTTTAAGCCCATATTGTTGCATTTTTACGATCATTACTAAACCGCAATACTTTGCCCGTAAACTTCACATTTCCGTTTTCATCCAGAACTTTTATTTCGGTACCGGCCTGAATTTCTGCTGACTGAACCGGCATTAAAATTGAAGAAGAAAAAAGAAGTGTACTTCCATCAGTTAGAGCAACACTTTTGCCTGAACCATTAGGAGAAACACGGCACTCGCTTATGATTTCCCATTCGCCAGTTGTTGCTACCCAGTTACCATTTGAATCCGGAGTGCTTTCGGGAATAGTAAAAACATGAAGTGCATGAGGGTAACGTGTCATTATTACCAGTACATTGAGCCGTTCATAATTGTAGTTCCTACGCCTGGAAGCATATCTTCTAATCCGTTAGACTTAGCCAGGACTGTTATTTTAGTTAACAGTCCGGCTTTGTCATAACTTTGTGAAAAATTTCCTTCACCTTCAGAAGACAGTGCAAGAAATGATGTCAATATTTGAATTGACACTTTAGCAATTGATTTGCAATCAGTACGATTGTAAATACCATCACTATCCATTTCGCTATCTATTAATGCCTTTTCAATTGACAGTTTATCAGCGGTAAATGGTGCAATTTCTGCCCTGACTGCTTCGAAATTGGTCATGCCAATATTGATTTTACAGGTTGCGAACCTTGAGATTTACAATTGCATCAATACTGTTGATGATCGGAACAACACGCCAGGAGCCTTGTGTGTATTCGCCGGCTTTCTGGCCTGTGCTTTCACCTACACGCCATTTAGCTATACGAATACCACCACCGGCATTAGTGTATTGAACTGTATCTTCAGATACGATTTCATTGTCTTCAAATGCTGGTTGAAGTTCGCCGATATTTCCACCTGGTATCAGAACAACCATATCGTGGTTCCATGGATCCAATGTGGAACGAACACCATCTTTTTGTATGGCATTCTTTTTCGTAATAACTTCAACAGTCGGTAAACCGTTTGAATTAAGAAGGGCATTGAACTGATCAACCGTAGGTATGCTGGTTGATTTGTCAGTTCCGAAAATGTTCTTGCGAACTAAGGTAGTACGCATCATGTAGTACATGATTTCAGGGGCCATCAGCATCGAACCGAAGCTCACGCCCTTTTCTTTAAATTCGTACAGGATGGTAATAAGATCAGTTAAGACATCAACGGTAGCAATGTTTGCATCTGTCCATGCAGCAGTAGCGTTCTTCTTGTTATCAGACGACATCTCATAGTCAATCTTGTAGGTCCGACCATCAGGGTTAATGGTTGATGTGAAATCGGCTACACCGCCATTTGACAAGGCGCGAAGTACAATATGATCAACAATGTCTTTTGTGCCAAGATAAGCTTCGCGATAATCCGTCATCAGAGTACGCTTGATTTCTTCGAACTTTGCAGTATCGGAAATACGCCCTGATTCATAAATTTCGAGAAGTTTACGCATTTTACCGGCTTCCATCAGAAAACGGTGTCCCATACGAGGAATTTCACCTTTCCAGGTATCAAATCCGTCACCAGGGCGAAGCGGAGTGGATGCATCATTACCGATGATCGAAGCAAGGAAGCGAAGTTTATACTTACCGACAATACCTTCGGCTGTCAATCCGTACTGAGGAAGGTTGGTTGTAAACCATTTGTCCACGTAGGTTTTTTCCCATAAGGCCTTATTTTGCAATGAAGCCTGATCGAACATGATCTGCATAGTTTTCAGCAGGTCAATTGGCTGTCCGGGGAATGTGAGTTTTTGAAAGATACTTTCCATTTGTGAACCTCCTTTTAGTATGAATTAGTGATTTTGATATTATGGTTGTCCTTTAGGACATTACCAGTCAGGAAGCCCGAAGGGATCGGCGGGATGCGGTTAGCGTAGAATGCACCGGCACCTGAATCAACAGTGATATCAATTCCGGTTTCAGCAGTGGATGCTTTTACTTCAGCATCGGCGATTGTTAAAGCCTGGAACGAACTTGCGATCAATCCGGCATTAGTTGGGGTGGTAGCATCGGCAACAGTCTGGAATATAATATCACCAACAGCTAATCCTGAGATAGCTGCCGAAAGTGTGATAATATAACCGGTTGATGTGTTGCTGATGGCGTTGATAACAGGGGCATTTGCAAGAGTTCCTGCAACGGCCTTCAATACTTTGTCGCCTACCTTGAAAGTGGGTTTTACATCACTAAAAAGAGTAACGATCTTTGCATCTCCTGAATCAATGGCAGATACTTTTGCGGTTTTGTGAACCTTTGCTTTTCGTGTCACACTGTCGTATGCCACTAAAGTTCCGGCGGGTATTACTACCCCTTCATCAAAACTGTTAACGGTTTGATCAAGACTAAACCCCCCTGTAACCATTATTGGCTGCTGGGTGCTAATCGGGCGATCTCCACCGTAAGTGTTTCTTCCGAATTTCATTTTTTAGATTGTTAGGTTAAACATTAGATTATTTCGCTTCAACCTCATTTAACAATGATGCAGCCAGATCCTGTGTGGCTTTTTCCTTGTTTGATTGAAAGGCTGCCCCATCGGCAGGTAATAGATTTTGGTTCACAAGGTCCTGCTTGATATCCGTGAAGAACTTCTCTACATCGGCATCATCAGGGACAACTACGCCTTTCATTCTCCATTCCGGGATTTTGAATTTTGTTGCAGTTGCCTGAATAGAAGAATTCCTTTCAGATTTGGATTTATCTGATTTGAATTGTTGGTTTTCGGCACTAAGGGCATCCATAGTTTTCTTCTGCTCTTCTTTGTATGTCTTAAACCATTCAGGTTCATCTTTACCTGAATTACCTTCTTCCTTCTTGCCGTTAGCCTCATCGTCTGCCTTTTTCTTTAAGTCTTCATCAGTTTTCTTTTTGGCATCTTCTTCAGCTCTCGTTTTTGCGCTTTGAGCCCACCTTGTAGCTTCAGACTGAGTAGTTTTTGCAAAGGAAGTGGCAAGGTTAACACGCATTTCTATTTCGGAATCAGCGGATTGATCGGTTATGCCATCGCTGGCTGATGTAGCCATATCCTCGATTGCTTTTTCTGAAAGTCCCATGTCCTTGCATTTTACTTTCAGTAATTCAAATAATTTTTTATTCATAAAAGACCTTGTTTTTGGAGTGATAAAGATAATTTATAAGCGTGTTTTTATTACACTGAGTTATTGACAATGCTATAAAACAAAATATTTTACAAATAATTTGTATTTATATTACATATGAATTATATATGTAATATATTTGCACTATTAAACGTTTATAATAAACACGCTTAATTTGATATCAAAGCTAAATTTTCTTTGACGCTTTCTTTGAAAAAGAGCCATCCCGAAAGGGAGAATTTGAAAGAAAACGCAGCATGGTGAAGCTCATCACCTATTAGTGGGATAGAGTAACCCACACGCTGACATCCATCAGGATGCCGGCTCCTGATAGAGGAGAAATTAGTATTAATCACTAAAACACAACATGAAATGTTTGGAAATGAATTTTACCCTACCCCCCGCGAAGTAATTGAGCAGATGCTCAACGGTTATTCGCCCGAGAACAAGATTATCCTGGAGCCGAGTGCCGGCAAGGGTAATATAGTCGACTACCTGAAAGAAACAGGCGCAAAAGATGTTATCGCCTGTGAACTTGAACCTAACCTAAGAAAGATACTTGCGACGAAATGCAATGTCATTACTGATGATTTCCTGAAACTCACCAGCGATAAGATATCACACATTCATGCAATCATCGCTAACCCTCCTTTCTCGAATGCTGCTGAACACATCATGCATGCCTGGGATATCGCTCCGGCAGGATGTACGATAATAAGTCTTTGCAACAGTGACACACTCAAAAATACTTATTCTAATTTGCGAAAACAACTGTCCATACTAATCGGTGAACATGGACACTCCGTTGATTTAGGTCAATGTTTTCAGGAGTCTGAAAGATTGACGGGCGTTTATGTATCAGCCATATATTTACAGAAACCAGGTCAATCGAAAGAAACTGAGTTTGAGGGCTTCTTCCTTGAAGATGATGAGCCTGAATTACATGCTAATGCTATAATGCCTTACAATTTTATTCGGGATCTGGTTCAGAGGTATATTGGTACTCTTAGGATTTTCGATCAACAACTTGAACTGGCTGTCCAAATGAATGAACTTACCAGCTCATTCTTTTCTGGTAAAATAGGCTTCAGTTGCTCATCAGAAGGAAAGCCAAAGCTTCGGAACGATTACAAGAAAGAACTGCAAAAGTCTGCCTGGCACTACGTTTTCAGCAAGATGAACATGCAGAAACATGCGACAAAAGGTCTTAGGGAAGATATCAATGCATTTGTAGAGCAACAGACTCAAATCCCTTTTACTATGAAAAACATTTATCGCATGATTGATATTGTCATCGGGACAACTGGGCAACGCATGGATAAGGCTTTGCTTGAGGTCTTCGACAAAATTACAGAGCGATATGATGAAAATCGCTTTGGTTTTGAGGGATGGAAAACCAACAGCCACTATATTTTGAATGAAAAGTTCATTATGCCTTGGGTTACAAAAGTTGGATGGTCTGGCGAGATAGATACCTATTGGAACGGAAACGTGGACGTCGTTGAAGATTTCCAGAAAGCACTTTGCTACATAACAGGAACCAGGTATGAAGAATGTACCACATTTTATGAATTCATACACAGGAAAAACAAACAGTTTGGTCAATTGTATTCCTGGGGTTTCTTTGAATTCCGCGCTTACAAAAAAGGAACCATACATTTCAAATTTCAGAGCAAGGATTTGTGGGCAACATTCAATCAGAATATTGCTCGTATCAAAGGGTTTCCATTACCAGAATCAATGAAAAAGTAACGGACATTTAAACGAAACCACATGAGAACTGAAGATGACATACAACACGCAATCAAGAGCATAGATAAAATACTTAGGAAAAAGGTGATATACTTACCAGCCAATGCTGAGATTAGAGAAGGGTATAGGAAGGCCAGAAGCGTCCTGATAGAGAAAAATACTGATCCTGACATTGCTGGAATTAATGATCTGAATTCGATCAAAGCCAAATCAATTGCCAAACTGGCAATTGATTACCTTAACGGGGATACTTCAATAAAGATCATGTGTAGTGTGAAAATCAATCTTTACTGAACAGAAATAAAAATTTCTACCTTTACACCATGAAAGTTTATCATGTTGAATTAACCGTACCCTTCGATGGGCAGACACACTTCTATTTCGGAAGCCAGACTGCTATTTTTGATTATTTCACAGATGGACAACTTGGTAGAATATCATTAAGGTCTCTAATCAGTAATAACGACCTAGCCGAAAAAGAATATAAGAATAAGAGTTGTATCATCCGGCTTGGTGAACTTCGCCGGAAACATAATACGAAAGAAAGGAGCAAGAAATGAAAGAAGAATTAACCGGCGCCATGCATTCAGAATTTGAAGTGGATGCCGAAACCGAAATCAAACACAAGGCTTTTTGTGTTTGGTATCAGCTTAAACCTGATGCAAGCCATGATCAGGTAAAGAAAATTGCCGAATCCTATCTTATAACGCTGGAAGATGCCTTAAAGTGGAAGGATCACTTCTTTGGCTTGATCGAAAAAAGGTAAGCCTCAAAAACTTGTTTTTGCTCATCCTTTGTTAGGTCGATCATACCGCCCCAATCAGACCTTAGTAATAACCTTTTTCCATAAGGTTTTTCAGCCAGTATATTCATAGGAAACCTTTCCGAATCTGGAAAAGCATTGAAATAATTTTCGATAACTTGCCCGGCATCTGCAAGTTCATCAGAACTCAGTTTGCGTGCATTAAATCTTATATTGCTTTTTGGAAATCCTCTGACAGCAGATTTCGATATCGTAAATCCATACCGGCCCCAGGCATAACCACCCACATCAATATTGGCGAATACATCAATTATTTTTATATCGGAATTCTGATATTGCTTGTAAAGCGATTTGAATACTATCTTGGTTGTTCCTTTCCCTTGTTTATTACTATCAATATCAAGGTAATTGTGATCAACTTGTAACAGCCCATTGCTATTGATTTTAAATGTCCTATCAAGTTTAAATCCGGTAACAGTTCTTATTTCATCTTCACCATAGCCTGAGTATTCAACATTATAGTCTTTTGATTTATAAAGGATGTTTATATAACTCTTCCCTATTTTCAATGTTTTAGTTGTCAAATTGAAATTGTTTTCTATTGCGAATTTCGACAACTCATCCTCAAATTCCACCAAATTGAATCCTGGCATAATAGTATTGTATGGATCACTCGCACCGTGAATAACAAACCCATTATCAATAAGTATTTTTCTTGAATCGTCTGATAACTGGAACGGTTCAGTTTTGATATCAGCAGCATTTCCGTTTTTATTTGCCAAGTTTTCTTTCAGCCCTTTTTCGATACGGCCATCCACAAAATTATCACGTATGAAATACGGCTGAGAAGCCCAGCCGGAACCTCGTTCTGTGTTTGCTTTTGTCCAGCTATGAAAACCATTAGGAACACCATCGACTGAATTGACACTTCTAAAATTACTGGTATCTTCACCTGCCAGAATAGAATCCTGAAACTTCGAGAATTCTTCATCAGTTGGCAGTATAGAGGTGACATAGCACAGGCATTGTGGGTGCCACCCGACAAACTTGAATTCTTTGGGATACATACCTGCTAAATGGTCGCAAATATCGCCTTGTGGCATACGCAACGGATGGCTTTTTGACAACTTCACCTCAAACCCAACAACAAAATCAAACTGCTGATATCGTTCGTGATCGGCAGCTCTGTACGCCATGTTGGTTTCCGTTCTGGTTACACGCATAGCATTCTTGTAAGAACTGCGATAAATGCCCGGAGTAGGATTATATGCTTTGGCAGCTTTCGAAAGATGCAAATCCCCTTTCACATCCCTAACCCTGCGAAACAACTTGTCAGGTTCATTCAAATATCCGCGAACTTCACGTGATATTTCGGCAGCCGATTTACCAGCACCGATGCTAACACCTAATGCGAGATCCATTTCGTTTTTTAGCTGTCCACTGTATTTCCAAACCCTGTCCGACAACTTCAAACCACTATTAACATCCTTTCGGTTTATAAAAGCATCCATTGCTTGTCTGTTGCGTTCAAAATACCGGGCATAATGGTTATCGCCAATTGACTTGGGGCCAAACATGGCTTTGACAAGGTTGTCGTTAGCCTCATTTGCCATACCCCATTCAGCCTCAATTCCGTTTTTTGTTGCAGAATAAACCTTAGCGTAAAGTTCTCTTAGCAGAATATTTGCTTGAGATTCTAACTTCGGGTAATTAGAAAATGAAAACGTTTTGCCACTCTTTACCCCGGGGTATGAATTAACGAGATTTAGTAACCTGTCTATGTAGTCAACGTATATTAACCTCACCCCCTGAGCGTATTGCTCTGAGCGCAAAAACATATCTTTGACGTACCTGTCTGGGTTTACTTTTTGGAAAGGCATATATTAAGTTGGACTGGATTAATTCACTTGAGAGAATACATCACTCTGTAGCTTTGCCTTTTCTGCACTTTCACTTTTCAACCTATCCATTTCGGAGGCTGCATCCTTCACAAGAGGATTAAGCTCTACAAATGTTTTCAGGCTGATACCGCCTATTTCGTAAGCTTTTGAAAGTGTAGTGATAGTCTCGACGATATCTTCTCCAAATGGGGCTTGAAATTCGTGGTTTATTATAAGCTTATCCATTTCACTTTTGAGTGAAATATTTAGAATATTTCCAATGATTGATTTACACAAACCGGCAACCCGATCAAGAAGTTCATCGTGAGTTTCCTTCTGTTTTGCTGATTTGATATCTGCCAGTAACATCATCTGTTGTAATGCTTTGCCCGACATTGTCGATATCCCTTTCAAGCTCTCGTAATCAAAGTTAGGCGTGAACGATTTGGTAAGAATGTGTTTCTCTAACCATTTCATTTCATTCTCTTTACTTTCAGAAGCAGAATCCCAGGTAAGGTACTTTGCAGCATCAACTCCTTTTTGACTGTCAACAATAAGCAATTTTGCTTCCTCCTTTTTCTCCGGCATATTTTTAATAACTGAAGCGTCCAGAATAGCAATTGGATCTGCAAAATAGTCATTTACGTCCGCTGTTTTTGAACCAACAAATTCTTCTCGATCAATCAAATACTGAACACCTTCATGTTCTTTATTCTGCCTAAAATAGATTACCGGTATTTTCCCAATTTCATTGTTAATAGTTGTAATTTCCCATCCTTTCAGGAAAGAACCTCGCTTACAATGGTATTCAGAATCAGCTGTATAAATGTTGAAATTATACATTGTTTCGGAGAATGATTTTGTATAATATCCCCATCCAAAGGCAACCATATTTCCGTATTCATCCCAAATTATCTTTATTTCATCTCCCAGGCTTTTTGCCAGAACTTTCACCTGGCAATCAGATTTATCATCATCGGTGCGAAATACACGAAAAAGCATAGCACTCTCAGTTTCGGCACCAGCCATCCTTTTTGCTTGCCTGATCTTTGAATCAAAGCGAACAGTTTTAAGCATGTCGGTAAATGCTTCGAATGCGACATCGGTATCTTTTGTCTTTTGCATCCATTTTACAGGCCGACCATACAAGAACACTAATGCAATTTCATTTATAAAAGCTTGGTAAGGAACAGGCAATTTCCATCGTTTCTCGTAACGAACAAAATTTCCATTTTTATCATGAATAGCTTTATCCTGCCTGCTCATTATTTCATGAGAATTGACATCAGATTCCTTTAAAGCAACTTCCACCTCCCCTGTACGATCCTCCATATAGGTTATGGCTCGGTTAATATCCCCAGAGGCGATGAGTTCATCGAAATTTTGCTTATATCCTATTGCAGCTTTAATCTGGTTGGTGATCACATTAATAATGCTCATGGTTGTATGTTTTAAAGTCCGAATGATTCTTTAGTTAGGTAGTCTGGTATTTCAATTTCATATTCAAGATGGTAGTCGATGGCATAGGTCAGGAGATCCACATGTTCATCATGCGTTTTAGTTGGGAATCCGCACACTTCATCAATAAACTCTTCATTCCACTCCCCTTCTACCAGAACAACACGGCCACACTCAATCTTCGGTGATTTGGCTTTAAGTCTGGTTGACTTGCTATCTGTTGGTGACGGGGTCTCCGTTATATTTAAACTTGTGACTTCTTTTAGTTGGTGTACTACTGATTTGCCGTTTGCTTTTGGCTCAATTCGAATCGTACTTCTTTTATCGTAGCCGTGAGTGCTGGCATATTCAGGAATAAAGCGTATCAGATCCGGAAATTCTTTATAAACCTTCTGGCCATGGATGATATAAAGGCAATTATGAATTTTACAGGTTGCAATTATACCTGATGGGTCGTTGTCAGTTTTCTTTTTCTTCTCGTCATAGGCTGTGTCGATAAAAAAATGAACCTCTGTATTTCCCTTTATGGCCATGAAACTGGAAAACGAAATTTTCCTGAACCAATCGCGTTTGATAATATTTCCACCTTCAACAAATGGAGACTGATCATACTGCCCCGAATACCCCTGAGAACCGAGGTCTGTTTTCGCTTCATCAAGAACTTGCCTATTTATTCGCATAGGATCAAGAAGCCCATCAATGTATTTTTCCTTCAAAAATGCAGGTTTTACTTTTTCCGATACTTCAGCAGGAAGGCAAATGTGAGTAATGCTATCCTCCTTCTTTTTAAGTAAATACCCTGTAACATCATCTTCGTGCAGACGTTGCATAATGGTTATGGTTATGGCAACAGATTTAGAAACCTTACGCGAAGACAAGGTTTTTGTGTGCTCGTTTGCAGCCAACCTTAATACATCTGAATTTGCCTGCTTTGGATTCTGAGGGTCGTCATTGATAATAACATGGGCATGAAACCCGGTAACCGTTCCGCCGGTTGATGTTACATACCTTGATCCGGTCAGTGTGTTTTCATACATCCCCTTAGCACTCTTGTCTTTCCTGATTTCTATTTCAGGAAAAAGCATCCTGAACTTATCGCTTAAAATGATATCCTTGCTCTTTACGGCGTGTTCAATTGACAGAGTTCCGGAATATGAGTTAGTGATAATTCTCAAGCTAGGATCCTGTGTCCACAACCAGGCTGGATACATGATTGTTGTGATAGTACTTTTTGTTGAACCAGGAGGAATATTGATTATTATATCATTCTTCTTCGGAGCCCGTTTAACTAATGCCAATGAAGCTTCCTGCAATAGCGTACACAGGTATTCAATGTGCCAGTTGTAAACAGGCTTTTCTTTTATGATCACGTCCCAGAACGTTTTCACGAAATAGAAGAATGATTTCCTGCATTCATCGGCTTGAACCTGTAGTGCCATCATCAGAATATCACGTTCCTTTAGTTTCATTTAATTTCTCTGCTATCTTTAAAAGCATTGATCTTGTTTCAGTTGGCAGTTGTGCAATATCAAAGTTTCCAATCTTGATAGGATCTCCGTTTACACCTGTTATTTCTCGACGTTCGGTATATCCGCGATCTCGACCTTGTGTTTTCAGATAGAAAATAATAGCCGTTGTATCCTCGGCTTTGATCTTTTTAAGCAGAGCAGCCTCAGCAACATCTATTTGAAGCTCTTTAATATCGTCCGCGCGCTCCCTGAATGAATCATCATCGTCATACCAATAGTAGTATGTAGTACGGCTTATTCCGGCTCTCTCACAGGCATAAGCAACTATTCCGCTCGTTTCCTTAAGACAATTGAGCAGTTTGTCTTTATCCCTTTGTGTCTGTTGATCAGTCTTTGGCATTTCCAGTATATTTAAGATGATCGTTAACAATATCACCAACCAAAGTCCGGTAAGTCCTATTCTTAGGATCCCCGGCAACTAATAATTGATAAACCTTCATGCAAGTGCTGTTTGATGAGCTTTCGTCCATTCGGGAATAAAGCTTTTTCGCCTGTTCATATCCCGGGTAATTGTCAGGAATCCGGCAGGTAACTTTATGGTACCGGAAACAGTTTCCCTAAACTGGTCAGCCTTTAGGTCGTAAATGTTTCGGAGCAACAGGTAATACCTTTTGTTGTAATTGAAGTTTACCCACAGTTGCGGAATAGGCTTGTTTGTATTGAGTGCATATTGAAATACCGGTGTAACCGTAAGCCAATTGGCAGCATCGATCTTTAGACCGGCAAAAGGCGAAACTATTATCTTACCGGAACCGTCAAGAGGTGTATTTACTGGTACCCATATCCTGTACTTAGTCGGCTGGGTAATACCATCGTAAACTTGTGAGAAAGATGAAGCTGCTATTGCAAGCAGGAATGTGAGCAGGATGATTTTTTTCATGATTGGTATTTTAAGGTTTATAAAAATTCAGGTAGTTCAACTGTTTGTCCGGCAAGTGAATGAGTGCAATCAGAAAGGAACTGTATTTTGCCGTCTGTGATAAAAGAGTGACAAACTTCATCTTTGGCCCCTTTTAGTCTTCCATCATCACCTAATACATATTTTTCATCACCATCCATTTCCGCGTTCCCGGGATGGCTGACAAATCGAACTAAAATACTAGGGGTTACTGTTGGTTTGGCCAAATTGCCATTAAAGCTCCATACTGGTTCACCAGTGTTGACGTAAGTGTTTATCTCGTGCGAAAATCCACACCCAGGACAATCAAACATCAGATGTCCGGGTAGATTGGTTACTTCTATGAACTTTGCCATCTTACGCTGCTTTTTTATCTTTAACAACCCGGGCAATGATTCCTGATGCAAGCACAGTGAACAGAGATCCACCGAGAATGAAAGGGGTTAGTTTATTGAAATTGCCATAGGCAAATATTGGTAGACCTATGCAGATACTTGTTAGCAGCCCATAGAACAGCCCTCTTTCCGACATTTTTATGTCGAGAATAGCGAAGATCGTAGGAAGCATTACCGAAGCCCTGAGTGTCCCGTAAAGCAAAAACAGATGAAGTATTTTTAATCCTGGGATATTGGCAATAAGAATAGCCACAATTGTCACTAAAACCATTGAAACACGCGCTACATAAATTTCATGGTCAACTATCCATTCCTGAATCCTGAACGTCTTTTTACCGGAACGTGCACGTTTTGAATAATTCTTATAAACCCTTACCGAAACATCATGCCCTGCTATGGATGATACTGCACAGATTATGCTGTCTACCGTAGAGATAAGGCCGGATAGTATCATGGTCAGGAATATGAATAGGAACCATTTAGGAGTATAGGCAATCACAGTCCCTACATTGACAAGTTGTGTGTCGGCAATATTCAGACCTGTTCCGGCAGCAACAAAGCCAAAAATCGAAAGGGAAATAGGAACCAAGGCAAAAATGAAAGCAGCCCAGAACATGGCTTTTTTTACTTCACCTTGCCTGACGCTGAATATCCTTTGCCAAAACATCTGATCTCCGAACGTTCCTGATAATAAGCCAATGGTTGTTGGTATTCCGAATGATAGTGTTACGGCAATACCCTCTTTGCTGAAAAAGTCTGAGAACTTACCGGATATCCCGCCAAAGCCCTGAATGATCGTATATGGTTCTACCTTCGAAAATATCAGTGGAAGACCAATAAATAACACAATGACTATCCAAATCATCTGCCAATAGTCGGTGAGTATTGATGCCCTAAGACCTTTACCGAATGTGTAAGCAAGTGGAATAACTGCCAGTACAACACTTACCCAGAAGAATGACAAATCTGTAAGTTTGTTAATGATTGTTGCTCCCGCCAATAGTTGTACAGCGAAGCTTAAGGTTTGCAATCCGAAAGATTCAACCAGGTACATGTTATGTGTCCGGTTGCTGAATTTTTCGCGGATGTAGTCTGAGAAGGTCCAGCCTTCCGGTTTTTTAATTCGCATCCAGTTGGCGAAATACCCGAATAATACCAGCGTTAGCACATTCGGAACTACAAACCAGAATACTCCGACTATTCCCTGTGTGTAACCCTTCTCTGCTGCAACAAACATAGATGGAGCCCATACCCATGTGGCAGCAATGGAAAAGGCAGCCATCCACCACGGAACATTACGGTTAGCTACCAGGAATGTCGTTTTATTCTTGTCAAGGCGTTTTAGAAACGAAACAAGAATGATCATCACCACGAAATACACTGATAACGTGATGATTCCCTCCGGTTTCGTTAAGATGTGTTTTGTCAAAATCTCCGTCATTTTCTTTTTGGTGTTAGAAGTGTTCAATTCGATTGAACAAAAATAAAGAAAGCGTGTAGCTTTAACACGCTTTGACAGAGGAAGATATAGACAGTAAAATAATGTTATTATTTACTTACATGTAACTCTTTTACAATCACTTACAGCTTTTATTTTAATAGGCAACCCTGCATAATCCCATGCCAATAAAGCAGCATCGCGGGTTTCCTGATTGGTTTGACCCATGATTCCAGTGAAGTGTTCCAGCTCTTCATGAGTAATTTTACGGTTAGTTCCTGACCACATTTTTAAAAGCGGTCGCCTCACTTCATGTTCAATTTTCAGGTATTCGCACATGCTTACAATGAGTTTTCCAACCTCGTGATTGGCTCCTACATTTTTGCTGATCCGGTCACTGGATCTCTGATTTTTCACCTGGTGGAAATTGCTCTTTTCATTGAGCCATCCAGCTTCAATCAATACTATGAAAGGCTTGTTTTGTTCAGTAACCCAACTCAGATAATCAAAAAGCTGAAAGAATGTAAGGGAAGAAAGCTCAAGTTTTCGGGAAGATCGTTCGAGAAAAGCAACGCCCGATTTATCCACATCAGGATCAATAGCAATTATATTTTCATGTTTTGTCATTTTTTCTTCCAAAATGTTAGTTGTGGGTTAAGTGCCATTTTCTGCAATCCGTATTCTTTAGGCACAACTGAATCAGATTCAAATAAATCCTTTGTCGGTGTGTATAGAATATTTTGATTTGTGGATTTGTCACGAGAATATTTTACATATCCGTGACCCATTACATAGTATTCAATTTCATCGGCTTCCAGGTCAACTAATGTTTTATCAGAAACACTTGATATTATTTTACACCAGCCGAAAATTGCGTGGTAAAGCCTATTTCCTGTTTTTATGTGATTTTCCATAATACTTAGTTTTTAATGGGGTTTTCTTATTATTGGTTTTCGATCTTCGCTCCCTTCTCAATTCTCTACCTGTCTTTTGAACTGCCATAGATATTCGACAAAGTGCATAATCTTTTACTATAAATGTTGGAGTTGTATCAAACTGACTGATGGCAGTTGCTATACCGGTAATGTTGACATTTTCCTGATTGATCAGAATAATTTTTACGAGTCGCCCATTTATTAACCTATCTACCACCGTACATCCCAAAATTCCTGTTTGGATGGTTTCAGGCGCTGCGTGTTCCTTGTGTGTGAATTCATCCATAATTAAGCTCCAATTGCTGATTTACCAACCCAATCCCTGAATAGTATCGGCATTACCGATCCATCAGAATACACGTTATCAAGTGTTATATCTCCCGTAACTTCTTCGCCCGTCCATTTTTGAGGAAATGTTTTCAAAGCAACGAGCTCTCGGATCCGCACTTCCTCTTCATGGTCAATGAGTAAAAACTCAATCTCTTTCGATTTGGCATTCACACGTTTTTGGATATCTAAGATTTTATCAAGAAAGTGAATTCTTGCTTCGAGTGTTAAAGGTCCTAACCGTTGTTGGTTTTTACTGAGCTTACCATCCTTAGTCCTATCGCCCCCTGATTTTCTGTGCCGGTATTGTGGTTTCTTCATTTCCCTGTATAATGGTTTGAGTTCCATTAATGGAATCAGATGTTTCCATGTAGGTATCTTGATTACTTCAGCTAAGGCTTTATCCTTCGATGCAAGTGGACAACCAATGCAACCGGTTCTGGCTGCAATATCCCCGGCATTATCGCCACCATAGGCATCTGCTAAAATTGCCGTAGGCCATTGTCCGTATTCTTTGGAGGGTGCAAATACTTTCAGCCAATCCCATATTGAGCACACACGCCAATGAAGCAATGGTGCAAGCGTGCTGCATAGGTCGGTATCAAGTCCAGTCTGATACCATCCTTGACCGCATTCAGCGTCTCCTTTTGCACAACTCATGTGTATTTTACCATCGCGAATTGCGCTTTCACCTTGACGGACACCAGTAAGCATCAGAATCTTTTCGCCAGTTTCATTGTATAAATCAAGCAAGGCTTTCTCCATCGGTTCAATTTTGATTTGACCAGTACACCAGCGGAAAGTATTCGACGGAGGAGGGACACCACGGCCCAACATATAAACCATAAACCTATCATCCATTTCGGCCATTACGGTCCGTACAGCTATTCCCTTGCTTTTCAATTTCTCGATGATGAATTCAGATGCGATCCAGAGCGGGGGAAGCTCCATGCGGGTATCCGCCCTCAATACGGTCAACGATTCAGGTTTCATGATTTGTCCAGTTTCAATCAGTTGGACCAATAATGTGAGCAATGCAGTTGAATCCTTGCCCATGCTCCACGCGATTGCCCAGTGTTTATGGAATTGCCCGTAAGCATTTACAGATTCGCAGGTAAGCCGGATTTGCTCATTGAAATCAATGCGTTTGACTCCGAATAGGTTTAAGTTTTCGTTAGCCATTATGTTCTTTGGTTGAATGGTAAAATATTAATCCGGCTACTACTGACATTATTGAACCCATACCGCCAACAAACAGCCTTGAGCTTTCTGGCCATAATCCGGCATCATATTGCCAGTTAACAAAAGCTGCAATATGAAAAATCATTAAATAGACAGCAATTATTGTGAGCATTGTTTTGAAAATTAAGATGTATTTTTTCATTTCAGTTTTATTAAAGATTTCTGTTCTTCATTTAATTTCCTCCAACCCGCAAACATTCTCGGTATAGTACTATGTTCCAAAATCGCCAAGCGGGATGTAATGGCTACAATCGAATGGCCTCATGTTGCAATTGTAAGTTTTCATGTTATAATCTTTTAAGAGATAAAATACTTTCCCGGATTCACCCCTAACCACTCACATAAATCAATTAATGTTAATAAATCGGGGATTCTTGACCTTTCAATTCTTGATAATGTAGCCCTTGAAATGCCGATTTCTTTACATGCATCATCCATTGACATATCATTATCAATACAGCGCTTTGTGATTAAATCCTGTTTAAGTTGCTTTGAATCAAATTTCATTTATTGCAGGTTAGGCTGTTGTTAAGATTTATCGGTTTTCACAAAAGACTTTTCAGCCATTATCCATACAGGAGGTTGCACATTGGCAGTAATTCCCAGCCAGATCCTGCCTGAGTTATTGTTAATTTCCCTCAATTCATCTTCAGATAGTTGCCAACAGGAAACTATAATCGGAAACCCGGCATCATCAGTTCCCTGAAACACTGGAAGTGGTTTACACTGTTCATCGGTCATGTTTTCAGGTTTCTGATAAACATGGTTTTGTTCGTCAAATTCAATTGGGTGCATAGTGTTTATCGTTTATGGTTATTGATTTTGTGTATTATAGTTCTAATTTTTGCAGCTCCGTTAAGGCTGTCATCATCATAATTGTATCGCCTTCTGCAATTGCTTTCTCGGCTTTTTCAATCTCTATTTTTATCATTGCTATTGCAAACGCCCCTACATTCCCAGGTAGTTCTGCATAAATGAGTTCCATTTCTCTAACTCTGTTCATTTCGGCTTGTAGCCCTTCGATTAAATTTGCCATGGTAATTTGTTTTATATTGGTTTATACTTGTTAAAACGGAAGATCATCTTCAGAAAAATTGGTATTAATTTTACGTTTTGCTATTTTGAGTTTGTTCTTGATATGCATTATTCTCTCATGAATTTTTTGCTGCACTTTACGGATTGGCAATGATCTCCGGCCATGCTTAATCAGGTGAACAATGTTTGATGGAATGTTCTTTGGCAGCCACCAGCTAAGGAACCATCCGGTACCGGACTCTTTATACCATCGTTTCAGGTATCCTTTTTCGTAAATCAGGAATAATATTGTTGCAGCAAAATAGGAGTACCGGCTTTTGATGTGATCAATATAGCCCTCAATGATCGGATTGCTGATTGTTGGAGCTTCGTAAACTCTCTGATATGGTTGATGGAAGGTGTGGTTACCAAAATTAACACGGGCAAGTATATTCCAGGTTGGGCGTTTAAACCATCCGTTGTGACATTTATAACACGGTTCAGCCGTCCAGGTATTGTCCTCCCAGTCCTCCCATTCATATATTCCGGTTCCGTCACATGAATGACACTTTTTACCTTCAATAAACTGAACATCATATCCCTGATGCTTACCGTATCGTTTCAGGATTTGGTTCTTTATTGTATAAAAATACTCGTTCCGGCCAAGTCTGTTGGCGTGGTGAAGGAGCCAGGAAAGGATTAAGATTTTGAGGTGATAAATTGCTATCATTGCGTGTATTTTTTAAAAAAGATCACATTCGGATTGCAGCTCCTTTAATAATTCACATTCTTTTGGCATAGGATTATTTGATTCATCACCCAAGTCATAAGCATTGCCTTTTACTTCAACCTGTGCCGGATATAGGAATGTTTTTATTTTATTACAGTACATCAGAGTTAGTTGGCGGTTTTCTTCTTGCCCATTATAGCCATGAATCAGCGTAACAACTTTTTCTCTTGATACCAAATGAGCGCAAAGAAAACAGGCTCTGTTATTTTCAGGGTTTTTCTTACAAATAGATTCATGGTATTCGCACCAATCCTTTATCTGGTAGAGCTTATTGCAGTGCTCACATTTGTAAATTTCTTTGGTTTCTATTTTCATGGGATTGTGATTTGTTTATTTAGCCGAAAAGTCCAACAGGTTTAGGATCATAATTCATCCAGATTACTTCCTGTACCTCTCCACTTCTGATATTGTTTTTCTTGATTGGGAATTCAACTTTGCGCCAGTCTTTATATAATTCATTGTACAAATCCGAGTTGTAGCTACTTACCATGGCCAGCCCTTCAATTGAATGTAATTTTTCAGAAAGTGCGATGTGCTTATCTGTCGAGAACTCAAACTTGTAATCATTCATTGAGGCACGTGTTTCTTTTGGGTACGGAGGGTCACAGTAAAAAAATGCTCCTTTAAAATCAATTTTAGCCACGCAATCCAAATAGTCAAAGTTTGTGATTTGAAAGTTAACTGTATATGAAAAGCTCCGTTATTTCCGTGAACCGGCCAACTCGCCAACGGACCTGAATTGATTCTGTTTTTTTCTGGTACCTGAAACATGCTATTGTGTTTTATGAAGTTTGAAATCGCGGGTGACGCAGTTTTTTGGGAGTTTCGTTCTCTCCATCTTTGCCTGATGCAGTAGCGAATCCTTGAAGTAAACCGGTTTGTTTGTTATACATAAAGCCTTCAGCATAAATTCCCTAACCGATGAAAAGCTGTTTTTATCTCCCGCCAACAAACCGATTTTGAATAGGTCGCAATAAGGATTTGCCTGTTCAATCATTTTAAGGGAATCAGCAAAATTTATTACTGGCTCAATGCTGGCGAAGGTTTTGTAGCCGGAATCATGTAGCTTGCGCATTGCTTCGATACGTTCTGCATTGGTTGATGCATTTGGCTCAAGTTCATCATGACCAGTAAGTGTGAAGCCGAAGGCAATTAAATTTTGATTCTGAGTAATAAAAGAATAAGATCCATGACAAACATGATCAACCCATAATTTCGTGTATTTACTAAGTGTTTTTACGGGAACATGATTATCAAGACAAATATGAATTGCTTGTATAGTTAATCCAAAATTGCTAAATAACATCGGATCAGTGGTAAATGAAAAGAATAAACCATGCTGCTGGAGATCGTTAAGGTTCAAGAGCAATTCCTTTTCAAAAATGTCGATCGCGTTGGCTGTGCTTTTAAAGCATTTCTTAAGAGTAGGAACAAGTCCACCCATGGTTGAACCCAATACTCCTTTTTTGCAATAGCAATACTCACAGCCGTTGCTACAGCCTACATAGAAATTACATGCCCAGTATGAATATTCACCAGCTTTACCTGATGGATTATAAATTGCTTTTCCGTTAAATGTTTTCATGTCTATTTAGGTTTAACTATGCTACTCTTTGAATTTCAATAAGGGTTTCTGCCAGTGCTGCACATAAAGCGCGGGCAGTTGGTAATTATGCTATGGCTTCTAATTGGCAAAGTCTAAGGCTATACTGCACGGATGCAGTGTTTTCTGATTTTATGCTTCTATTTGTGTTTTCAGTGTAATAAATTACCCTTGCTGCCCTTTCAACAATATATCCCCTTTTTTTGAGCAAATGCCTGAATGATACTTTTTTATGTGTTGAAGCCACAACCTTCAATTTTGTTTTTTGTGGAAGCCCGAATAAAACCCTCCTCTTTTCGGAAGCAATAGTCTTTTTTCTGCTTTCAACTGATTTGGCTATCCGTTCTTTGTTTCTTTTCACCCCAAGCCGCTCTACTGGTGTAATCCCGCACTGAAACCTATTTGCCTCGCTTTTGGGGATTATATACCCCTTTGGAGGCCAGTTGTTGCTGATGTTGACCTGATGCGCTTTTGCCGCAGCCGCCAACTGACATTTTTTCTGAAATTGCTTTGTTTTCTTTAACCCTGCTTCGCGTGCAAAGCGGTGGAGTGCTGAATGACTAATGTTGAATTTCTGCATGATAACATCATTTTTTGTGTTCTTAAAATGGTTGGTTATCCATTGTTGCTGTTTGGTAGTTAGTGCCATGTTTATACTTTTAGCTTTCTTAAATGCTTTCTCACAGTAGAACCACATACGCCATACAAAACCCCTATTTTGTCGGTAGTCATGCCATTGTCGTTTAGGGTTCGGCATCTTAAAATATCTTCCATGTTTGTCAATTTTTTATTGTGAGGGGTTCGACCCAACATAGATGATTTTTTGCCCAATACCCTGTATGAGTGTAGATTGTTTTCTGCCTGTGTTACCCATTCGAGATTGCAAGCCCTGTTATCGGTCTTAATTCCGTTGATATGGTTAACATGGTCGCTTTCGGATTTACGTTCACAGAATGCCAGTGCGACTATCCTATGAACCCTAAGCGTTTTATGTTTAGCATCCACGGAAAACAACATTGTCGGATACTCTTGGGCATAGTTTATGTTCCTTAAACGTTTTGAGGATTTGCGCCTTATGTTCCCAAGGTTGCTAACCTCGTAGTGGTTTTCAAATCCAACTACATTTCTCCATTCTTCAGTTTCAAATGTTTTCATATATTTGCATTAATTATTACTGCAATATTACCACATTGTTACCACATAAACAAACAGCCATGACAAAAAAAAGAACATCTTATGCTTTATCTGAAGAAGTTTTGAAATTGCTCAAGGAACTTGCAGAAAAGAACAATAGAAGCCAAGCAAACATGATTGAAGAGCTTATTCTTAAAGCTGCTAAACCTACCAAGTAATCCCACCTTTGCACAATTCTTGTTTTCAACCGAGGCTGATTCAACACCTGTTGAAGTTCCTCCGGCACCTGCAAATAAGTCAATGTATAATAATTTCACCATGTTGCGATAGTTTTTCTTGTTTTAACTGATTCTTGGTCAACTCGTTCTCTATTTGCTCATATAAAGCCTTGAATTCATTTGTCACCTCATTGTCAATCTCAAATTGTTGTAAGTGATGCAGTATAGTTCCGTGTGATTTTATACGCAGATAATAAGCGATTGCATAAAGTGTGAATTTAGAATTGCAGTATCGGCTAAATATCATCCTTGCAAAAAAGATGTCGCGGTCCCGTTTGTGACTTCTCAAGTCGCGGATTGTAATTCCGGTGATGTAATTGATTGCATTCAAAATATGTCTGACATCAGATAGAACTATTTTTGATTTCTTCTTCTCCATCACCTTTTGTTATTTACTTTTTTGAAATATTCTGAGTTCTTGATGTCAAAATGTTTTTTCTCCCTTCCCTGTCGAAGTGCCTCTTTTATTTCTTCAACATTCAGTTGTCCTGTCAACTTAAATTTCATCCTGAAACGCGTTACAGCCATTACTGACTCGCTTCTCAATAATTTGATATCAAAGTATTGCTCAGGTGTGAATGGCACTGTGATAAGCTTGCCATTGATAAACTGAGGTATTCTTGTCGGCACTCCACATTTCGTTTCCATGTATTTCGTTTAGAATGGCTGTTTGTCAAATTCAGTGTTCGCGGAGAGCATGAATTGTTCGCTAGTATCATAGTCCCCAATCTTTGTCATTGATTCGTTGTACCTGAATTTTACATCCTTTGTAGCCCCATTTCTGTTTTTAGCGCAAATAATTTTCCCGATCCCCTTAACTGAATTACCCGCTGAATCTTCCGCAAAACCATAATATTCAGCCCTGTAAATGAATAATACAACATCGGCATCTTGCTCAATAGCACCTGACTCCCGAAGGTCAGAAAGCTGTGGTTTTTTATCAGGCCTCTTTTCAACTTCGCGGCTTAGCTGGCATAATAGAATCACAGGTATATTCAGTCTTTTAGCAATTATCTTGGCTTCTCGGCTTGCTTTTGCAATTTCCTGCTCCCTGTTCCTATTGCGTTCGTCCGAGCTTACATCAACCAGTTGCAGGTAATCTATCAATATCATCCCGCATTGTCCTTTGCGATTCATCACAACACTATTTGCTTTGATATACCGCATTGAAACCGATGGGTTAGAATCAATGTAAATAGGGCTTTTATCCAAATTTTGTTTTGAGTAAGCCAAGTCGCTCCAGTCATCCTGAGACATGAAACCATTTTTGAACTTGTCTTTTTCTACATTGCTCACGGCAAGAAGAAGATTATCAGAAAGTCTTTCGTCCGACATTTCAAGGCTGTAAACACATACCGGCACGTTCGCCTCTGAAGCAGCTAAAACAAATTTCAGCATCAGCGATGTTTTCCCCATTCCGGGTCTGGCTGCTATTATTATCAAATCGGTTGGCTGCCACCCGCCTGTTAATTCGTTAAGATCTTTAAGGCCTGTGGTAATTCCGGATGTCTTTCCCTCTTTTCGTAATTTCTCTCTCCTTTTTGCTCCATCAATCGACTTGGTGGTGCTTTCAGAAACATGGTTGAAGCTCCCACCTCTTGCTGAATATTCATTAACCTTCGAAATCGCGAGATCCGCTTCAGCGATAAGATCAAAAACGTCGGTCGAATCTTCAAAAGATTTACGAATAATCTCTGTTGATGCTTTTATTAATTCGCGAGCTAAGTATTTTTCAACAATAATTAGAGTCCATGCTTCAATATTTGCACTGCTGGCTATCCGAGATGTAATCTGCGTGATGTAAAACGGACCTCCGGCAAGTTCAATCTTTCCACGCGACCTTAATTCGGCTGTAACTGTCAAGATATCAACCGGCTCATTGCGAGCATACAAATAGTTGATTGCCTTAAATATTTCCTGGTGTGATTCTTTGTAAAAACAATCAGCGGATAACAACCCGATTACTTTGTTTATCGCCTCTCGCTCTAGCATCAAGGCACCCAGAACACTCTCCTCCATATCAATAGCCTGAGGCGGGAGTTTACCGTGTTCCTGGAAAGAATCTACGACATTCCTCCTGAGCTTTTTCGATAAAGCGTTTTCTCTTTCCTCTGTTTTCATTAGTAAACCTCCGATAGTCTTAAAATTTGTGACGCTCCTTTTTCACATTCAATTTCCATTTTTGGAAGAGTATTGGCAAAATGCCTTCTGACATTATCGATACTGGTAGGAAAATAGCTACCTGTGGAATTCTGTTTCAAAAGGAATTTTATGATTAGTTCGTTTAGCTGTAATTCGGAATTAATTCTTGTGTCAGCCATCCTGATTTGCTCATGCCAGATTTGGGAATTTTCTGTCAGGATTTTTTTAGTTTCTTCAAAATTGAAAGTTTGAAAATTTTCGAAATTTTCGCTTTTTAAACTATCTATATTATTACTAATTTCATATTCAATTTCAATTTCAGCGTTTGTTTGTGTGTTTGTTTGTAAATTTGTTTTAACAAAATTGGGATTACCACCTCCTTTTATAGCCGATTTTGAACGCTTTGAACTAAGGGTTCCATCTTTAACCATGCGCTTTTGCGACAGTTTATCACCATCAATTAATAACACTTTTTCTTCGAGGAGTTCATTTAGTGCATCGGTGATGATTTTCAACGAAAACGGCATCTGCTTACTAAGTTTCAAAGCGAAACTTTCAACCATGCTTTCATTTTGTTTGTTGTTTTGTTTGTCCTCTTGTTTGTCGCTTTGTTTGTCTTTTTGTTTTAACAAAATACATCCATAATCATCTGATTTGTGCATAATACACATCAGCCGGATATAAACTCCATGTGTTGAAGCCGAACACTCGATCAACTTTTCGTCTGTTAAAAAATCCTGAACGTAAAGAGGCAAGTAGGGTTGGTCTCTGAGTGACATAATCCAATCAATTAAGCCTGTGGGATTGCTCCCACAGGCTGGTTATTTCCAATTAAATTTCAATGATAACAATGTGCGGAGCTATCTCGCGTATCTGTGTAATCTGATCGTCAATAACTGAATCGCAGATCTCATCCAGCAATTGGTTTGCGCCTGGTGAAACAAGTTGAAGCAGAATATCACGGCCATTAACAGATGAATATAGCTCAACCTCAATTTGGTCGCTATTGTGACCTTTAAAGATGGGTATCTTTAATTGAAATGTTCCAGGAAGGTTAGAACTAACTACACCTGAATAATTGTCCTTAAAGTCACCTTTGTCGCCTTTCTGCTTTTCAATTACAGTATCAATCTTTGCATTGAAGTTTTTTAGTTCGGTGACGATGCTTCTGTTTTCTGCCACATCAACAAAGAAAAACCTGTTCATCTTAAAGAACTGGCCAAGGTCGTTTGGGGTCCAGCTTTTGCCCTGATTGATTCCAAATTCGATGAATTTTGGATGCGCTTCGAGTTTTCCAATAACACTGCCTTTTCCATACGGATCACTCTCGTTGAGGACCAGCTCTATTGAAATGTTTTTTCGGTTAACAAGTACGTGACAAAGGTTGATGTCAATTTGATTTGGAACAGGCTTACGCCTTTTAAGGAATTCAACAGGCGCTCCAATAGTGCCGGAAATGTTGTGTACAACTGCTGCCTTGATAGGCAGCATATCCGGGGCTTTTCCCTCACGGATAATCAGTTCTGCTGGTTTACCATCTTTGGCAAACACATTAAATTGCATTTTTTCAGTTTCCATTTTGTGTTAGGTTAGGATAAGGTTTATAATAATTGAAGTCTGCAAATTTCTTTTAACCTTAAAAGTTCGGTTTCCTGATCCTTTATGTGTTGGATAATTACATCGAGTGCCAATTTAAAAGGAACTCTTTTTATTGAAGCTCCAGACATTGAAGTTGGAAGATGAAGTTCCAATCCTCTTGAATTTCCCCAGTTATCTTTAATTTCAAAATCACCTTTTTCATTAAGTGATTTTTTCAATTCCTCAATCATTTTGTTTGATTGTTCGATTTCATTGTAACAATTCCAGATCAATGCAGCTATTTCTTTTTGTATCATTTTATTGAGTCTTTTGATAGCTTTGTTAGTTTCCAGTTCCGGTTCTCTGAATTTGAAAGATTGTTCCCTGAAGTTCATCACCGTATGCTGGCCGGGTTTCGATAAGGAAACCTTCTGCATTGTAAAACCCAACCTCTTTAGCTGTTGTATCCACAAACTTGTAGCATAATTCTTCAACAAATTCAGCCTTCTGTTTAATACCGGTTAGCAGTACCTGTTTTTCAGAGATAAGTGGTTTCATTTGGGTTTTATACCCTTCAAGGACTTGCTTTTTTTCTTCCTCTACATCGTTGATCTTGATAGAGGTTTCAGCAAGGTTTTCTTTCATCTGCTGCAGTTGTTCAGCAGTGTAGGGCTTCATATACCCCTTGTTTTCAACCGCATCGCAGTTGTCTTTCAGGAAGGCTTCGCGACGTGCACCATCCTGGTATTCGTGTCCTAAATGTTTGTCCATGGGTTAAGTATTTGAATTAAAAATTTGTTTTTCTTGTTCCTGTAATTTCTGCTTTTGGTGACGGTCCGACCGGGTAAGCCTCCTGTAGTTCCGGAAGGCGATTAATAGTATTCCTAACGATGGTAATAAAATTGTCAGGCCTATTATTATGAGTAGAGTTTCCATATGCGTTACTGGTTATTCAGTGGCTTTTTTGACCGCGTAGTAAAATGAATATCTCGATAATGTCTTGAGTGGCCAACCTATTAGAAAAGCTGCTGGTCTCACGTAAAGGTGCTTTTCGCCATACTGAACTACAACCGACTTCTTGTTTTCGGCCAGCCACAATAACTCTGACAAGTCCTCTATTCTACCTCCTTTTGCGATGTTGCTTGACATGTGCAATTATTTTTTTTAAGCTGTTTTACAATAATTTTACTCAATCTAACTGCATTTATAATCTTGGTGCTTTTGCCGGTCAGGTCAATATTTTCTGTCAGTATCGGTATCAGCCTGATTAGTTCGTCAACAGTTTTGTTTGCCAGCATTTTCATTTGCTTTCCAGTTAGGGTCAGGTTCACCAATATCAATGTTCAAATATTCCTGGGCGTATTCACGCAGCTTTTCACAGTATGAAGCATATTCAACTGTATCCATCAGTGCTGTTGAAGATGGCAATTCAACTATTTCGCCTGAATGCCGGTTGATGAATTTTTCCTGGGTAAATAATTGTTTGAAAAACTCGTGAACCTGATCCACTGAAGTAAATTCCCATCCTTCATTTATCAAGGCTTGTAGAAGCAGTGGATAAATTGCACCCCATAACCAACCACGTTGTTTGTTGCTGTTTCGCTTCCTTAACCGCTTTACAATTACCTCATATGTACCGTTTTTAAGCCCGTACAGGAAGCATACAAACGATTGCAGGTTCTCTATTTCGGTTATGGTTTTAGTTAGAAGGAACATCAGAAAGGGGTTTTACTGAGGTTGATTATCATTCCTTTGTTGGCTGCAAACACATTCTTTCCTGTAAGCTCTTTTACTTCATTCACAAACCTTTTTTCGTTACTGTTTCCATCACTCAGGTGAATAAGAATTATATTCCGGATTTGTAAAATATCCTGATTCATCAGGATATGCTTTGTCGATTCCAGTTCCATATGTGTAGCAAGTAACCGTGGTCGCATTGAAATAGGAACCTTGCCTGAAGCAATCTTGGCATCAAGAATATCATCTGCATAATTGCACTCTATCATCACATGATGAAGCCCTGGGAAGGCGAATTCACACGTCATTGTATCGGTTAGGAAAAGTATTTTGCCAGATTCAGGATGGTCGATCAGGAATCCCAGGCAAGGAACATCATGTGATACTTCGAATGCATACACCTTATAATTTCCAACTTTGTATCCATGGCCAGCAGTGATGGTTTTCCTGAATGAAGCAAGCACGCCTAATTTCTTTGATTGAAATACTTCTTCCAAAGCAAGTGTCAGGATTCCGGCTGCCATGTAATCACGGATATACCCGGCGTGATCGTTGTGGGCGTGGCTCACAAGGAGTGCAACTATCTTTGACAAATCGAAGTTGAGAGCCTGTTTTACTTCTGCAAGTTTTACGCCTGCTTCGATAATAAGCACTTCATCTTCCGCCTGTATAAGGTAGCAGTTGCCTTTCGAATTCGAACCGAGTATCTGTAATTGCATGGAACCGAAATGATAATTATTAGAATCCTGGACCTATGATCTTTCCGTCTGGCGATAATTGTTCACTTTGTGGTTGCGAAGCTGTATGCTTAACTTTTTGTTCCTGTTGAGCCGGAATATTCTTACCAACTTCCTCATAGGTAACATCCTCTGTTAAAACATGTTTCGCCGGCTTTCCTACCTCCCCATTGCGCTGTTCAGTTGTAGTATCGGTGTCTTGCTCATCTTTCATACCTTCGAACATCCACGCATCGTCAGATGCGTTGATTGCCATTTTACAGGCTCTGCCTATAACAGTTTTTTTCGACATTTCATCAGTGAAATTTACATGAGCAGGGCTTTTGCCTTTCATTGGTCCTTGATCCCATGATTTCCGGATCTGATCCATCGTCATAATGGTTATTTCGGTTCTGTCTGCTTTTTTCAAGAATACATAGGCACCTTTTATTTTGCCAATATTTATATTATCAAGCTTCTGATCATGCTTGATAATTTTGGTAAGGCCTGAGTTTATATCAATTTCGTAAACGAACTCATCCCCTTCATAAATTACATTTGCCACCGGATCAGCCATAACCCCTCCAGCTCTCTTGGCTAATGACACCGTTCCGAAATAGCTTCTTACACAGGTTAGGTTTTTACCGTACACTACGAAATATGCTTGTTTTTTCAGAACCGATAGACCCTGTAAAACCATGTCGAGAAGGGCATTGGCAATGCTGTCCTTGGAACATACATCAAGGGCTTTGTTCTTACTCATGTCCACTGTATCCTGGAGCATCAGCCAAGCCGATTTCAACTGATTTTGCACCACATAATTCTTCGGCAAAACCATTGTGCCATTATCTTCATAATCTTTGATCCTTGCCATTACGTTTTCAGCAATGTTTTCATAGCGAACAACCGCTCCGGGTTGTGGCTGTTGTTGCTGCGTTCCGGCAGCGGGTTGTGCATTTGTTGTCATGTTGCGTTGTATTAATTGGTGAATTAGAATTTCAATTGTTTGTCATGTGTTACTATGAGCCTGATTAATTGAGAATCAGTAACAATAATCTCATTTATCGACTCTGCGTTGTCAATAAAAATAGGTGCAGTGATGTTGTGGTGCCTGGATAAAGCTCCGATAATGTCAAGACCTGCATTGATTCTCATGGCATTGTTAAGGTCAGAAAATGGCACTCCATTAACCATAGCCTCGCAGGTTTCAACTTCACCACCGTTAATCTGAGTTTCGAACATTTTGAATTTTACAAGCTGGAACATGCTGTTGATCCGCTTCTCAACTTCCGTGATCTTTGCCTTGGAAAATTCCATAACTACGAACTCTCGTTTTTCATAATCGGCAAGTTCCTGCGAAAGTGTTCTTTGTTCTGTTTCGAGGAAAAGGATACGGGCTTCGCTGTTTTCGATAACTTCTTTCAGTGCAAGCTTTGCGCTCAGCTCTTTGTTTTGAGCATTTAATAGCGATTTCCTTTCATTCATCGAAATATCTGATTGTACTTCAAAAGGAGTATCAATCCTAATCTGTAGTGATGCAATCTCTTGGTCAATTTTGAGTATTTCAGTAAAATTCAAGGCCTCAGTTGTGTGGTCTTCAGCCTCCGGTATATTATGTTCCGCAGCATCATACTTTGCCTGGATTTCAGAGATGGATTCATTTAACGTGCCAATGGAGGATTGGTCTCTGGTGATAGATGCCTGAATATTTTCTAATTTGGTTTTAAGGCTGCTCCCTTTTTGAGTGATCTCATTAAGTTTGCGTTCCTTTTCCGTATTGAAATTAGCGGTCAATGATGCTTTCCTTTGGTCTACATCGGATTCCTCAAAAGCTCTTTTACAGGTAGGGCAATGAAATTCATTATCATTGAACTCAATGTTTTTCGCAAATTCTGACTGCCAATTGCTTCGGAGTGTTGTAATTTCAGATTCAATCCTGTTTTTCTCCTGAATCAGAGTTTCAAGGTTTCGTTGCTTTCTCTGCAGTTCAGATTTATTTTCTGACAAAGTATCTTTCAGATAATTAAACTCTTTGAGTAGTAGAGTCCTGTCCGCTGATTTCTGTTTGACTATTTCCTCAATTTTACCGGAGCGCGACATCCGCAAATTATTGACCTGTTTGAGGAATTCGACTTGTTTACTATTATGATCAGCGAACTGTTTTGAAATATCAAGCAACTTGCCGTCAATATTCTCAATTTCGGTTTCATTGCTTTTGATCATATTTTCAATAGCTACCCAGTCCTGAACCTGTGGTATATTGTTTTTTACTTCGTCAATTCTATCTGGTATTCCGGATAGCTGATCCTTGATCAGTTTCTTTTTTGCTGAAATCTTCCGGCGGTATTCGTCCAGGGTAATACCGGTAATTTCTTCAAGAAGAGCCTTAAAGTCTCTACGTGAATAAGCTATTTCTTCATCTGTGATACTACCGGCTATTTGTATCAGTATTTGCCTCTGAACTTCTTTCTTCTGACTAGGGAAGTAAGCCGGATTGGTGATCAGTTTGAAAAGCTGCTCCGCGCATAACTCACCAACCTTTGTCTGAAATTCACCTTGTGAGCAGGATATATCATCAAAAAAGTAGCCGGTTTCATGTTTGGTGAATTCTTCAATTGCAGATCCGCGTTTCTTCTGCCATATCTCGCTGAATGTGCGCTTGAGGGTTATTTCCTTGCCATCAACATCTATTATACCTTCAACTTCGTGTGGCAGCCTCTCAATAGCCTTATTGAAGGCATCAAGGGTTTTGATATTGAAGTCTTTGCGGTCAAAACTATCTTTCCCGAACATCAGCCAGAGAAAGGCATCGAAAATGGTTGTTTTGCCTGTGGCATTGTCGCCTGAGATGTTGGTTTCATGATCAGGATTAAAAGGGATATCAAGTTTAGTAATCCCTTTGAAGTTTAGCAGGCGTAGCCTTTTGAGTTTGATTTTCATGTTGCGTTGGATTATTGATTGTTGTTATTGGATTTGTTGACACTGTCAGTGAAATCATTTTCAAGGTCATCTGCACAGGCGAATAGTATCCAGGCGCACCATAAATCAGTACATATGCCGATAAATGAAAGTTTTAGAATAAAAAGCAGCGTTTCCATATTATTTGAGTTTGCGTTCTTCTTCAAGCCGTTTGACGGTATCAAGCTCTATTTTTGAGTATGTTTTCTTACTGTTACCGGAACCTATTTTAATGGCTCTGATAAGTTTCTCGTTGTTCCAGGAGCGTACTTTAGCAGGCCCGTATATCCGGAATGCTTCACGCTCAGAAATTTCATCTTTTATTAATCCCAGTTTTTTGAGTGCAATCGAAGCTCCAAGTTCCCCGGCTTCCATCCTCATTTGTTTTTCCTCGAACAGTGAGAGTTCCATAACTATTATGCTTTATCAAGTAAAATTTTGCCTTCTGAATTTGCACCTTCCAATTCAATGATCCTTGCCCTGATTGGCAGGTTCAGGAAATAGCGCAATGCTTTGCCAAAATCATCAACAGCTTTGGTTGTAAGTGCGAAATCGGTTTCAATCCGGTACCAGGTTTGAGTTTTCATAATGCGTTGATTTTATTGGTTTTGTTAAACATTTACTAATCCCATCTTCACAGCTCTGCCAATGGCTGCACCCATGCTATTTACATTCATTTTTTTTCTGATAGTCCGCTCCTGGGCTACTATGGTGTGGGTTGACCTATGCCGGATATTGGCAATTTGCTTGGCTGATTTGTCGAGGGCTGACAATTGCAGGCTTTCCAGTTCGGCGGGGGAAATGGTTTCGTTATCTATACGGGGTAATGAGCAAAGCCCGGGGAAATTTTCATTAACACAATTGCCCCTCACTCCGCAGTGACAGTAATCCGATTGTGTTTCTGTTTTCACATCATCCGGACGGTTGTCATTGCCTCCATACCGGCAGATCAGATATTGCTTCAGTATATCATCCTCGGTTTCAAAACCTGTTTCTTTGAGCCTTGCAGAAACTTCCGGCTTTTCTTCAAGTTCATTCATAAAGGTTACAAGCAGGGATTTGTCCACGCTCTCCCAGTCGTAGCTTGCGCTAATGCGAATGCCTCGCTCAGGAGTGTAGGTTATCTCTATGCCTCTATGCATGGTTCCAGTTGTTTCTCCGTTTCTGTCAACACTTCCGAAGCTTCAACTCCAAGCAACCTACTGATCACTTCAACTGCTGCAACTGTGGTAAGCTGCCCATTTGGTGCATTCTCGTTCAGTATCCGGTTAATGGATGAAATGTGCAGGTCCAGGGTTTCGACCAGTAGCGGTTTTATATCGGTTCTCCCTTTAATCCGCTCAATCACCTCCTGTTTGAGGATCATGTTTTTTACCTGTATTTTTGTGATGTCTTGCATAGCTATTCGTATTGTGGGGTTAGTTTGATTGTGTTTTAATTTCGGGTTCGGTGAGTATTTCTTCATCGGTAAGGTTCAGTACATCGCCTATTATGAGCAGTATCGGTTTGCAGGTAAGCCAGCCGTTGTCTTTGTTCTGGGCAAACCAGTAATCAACGGCTTGTTTGGTCACTGCCATTTCTTCCATTATCCTTGGTTTTATGTCCCTGGCGCGACCTTTCATGCGTTCCAGGACCTCTTTTCTAATTTTCATTTTACCTAATTTATGGTAGTTCTATTTTTGTATTTAATTTATATCTTTGTCTTTTACTTGTTTCTGATTTGATTGGGCAAAGATAAAGTAATGCTTTACATAAATGCAAATTTATAAAGCAATATTTTAATTTATTTTTAAAGTTTTTTTTAAATGTCTGTAAAAGAGCGTCTTAAGAAGTACATTGAACATAAAGAAATATCTACTGCTGCATTCTGTAGGGCTATTGGTGTATCTACAGCCTACGTTAGCTCTATGAACAAGTCTATTCAACCCGATAAAATAGCAAGTATTACTTTAAACTTTCCTGATCTTAATACAGGATGGCTTCTTACTGGCGAGGGCGAAATGCTAAAATCCACTACACCGCCACCGCCAGCGGACGAGCCTTTAGCCCTTGTGATACTTAGGCAGCAAGCAACCATTGATAGATTAGTTAGCATAATTGACCATTTAACTTTAAAAAAACCATGATTAAAACCGAACTGAAACCTGGTGATGTGGTGTGCCTGAAACATGATGCGTGTATTAAATACACGTATTTGGGTGAGTATTCGGGCGACCGACGAACGGCAAGTGTTGATTTAAAAACCGATGATTACGGTGTATTCGCTTACAACCCCGAGCCTACCAAAGAACTGAGAACCGTTATACTTCCTTACGAAGCAGTGGATTTACCGACCCCGTCCGAAGATAAGTATCAATAAATTGGATGCTTTCGTGGGGTTTGTCGGTCGTGCAGGCAAGCTCTACTACTCTTAACCTAAGTTCCATTTCGGTCATTGGCGATGTTTCTTCAGTAACCGTGGTGTTGCCTCCTGATCCTGTAAGTGTTGTTGTTGTTTTTGTCATGGCTTTGATTTGTTACTTTTACGCTGTTAACACATTAATAATTTGAGTAGGCAAATATACAAACAATGTTGGTATATACACACAAAGTATGTAATTATTTTACAAAAAAATGAAAATATTTTTTAATGCTCTAAGGATTAGATAGATATGATTGATAATAAATGTTTAGAAATACTTAAAAAGCATGCTGCAAACCCCGATAAGCAGGATTTGTATGCAAAAAGAAGTGATGTAACAGCGGAGATTAAGCTTTTAGAGCAGTACGGATATATATACGCCACGTTTGGCACTGGCGGACTGGTGGCAGCCAGTGAAATTAGTAAAAAGGGTATTGATTATCTGAATGAAATAGCTACTTAGTTGAAGGCTCAAATGATAAATAGTGAAAATATGGACCAGCCTGAATCCTTTTGTTTGCTTGTATTTGAAAAGAATTACTTATCATTATCATTGCAAGCAGTTCGGATATATAACCGGCTAATTCTTCGTCGGTTGCATTACTCTTCCTGTATTCAGAAAGGGCAAGTTGTATCGTTCCTTTTGGACAGATTATTACCATCTTGTTTGGGTGGTCAACTGGGAATGGGTGGACAATCGGGAAATCACTGAGGTTAGTTGCCATAATTATGAAGTTTTGACAAAGGTAGATGAAAAAGGAGCAAAATACATACAATGTTAGTAATATTCCTGACATAAATCGAAGGATTTTTGAATTAGTAAATATTAAAACGGCTGGTATTATTAGCAAGTTTGCATCTGAAATTGGCATTCAACAACAGCCCCTCGACCGATTATTCCGTGTTGATAAAAGATCGGGCAAGGGAAATTACCCAATACCCAAACCCGAATTGATCGACAAAATACTGAACAGATTTCCAGATGTTAATAGAATATGGCTTTTAACTGGTATTGGAGAAATGACCTCCAATCTACCCGACAAGCCACCGGATATAACCACACAGTATACGCCAAACCGACCTTTGTCCCAAGAAGAAATGATGAGTGAAATTGTTTTGACAAACAAAATGCTTGCAATACAGCACGGGGAGCTGATAAAAATACTGGCAAAACATACCGATAGCCTTTCGTTGTGTGCCGACACTATCAACAAAAATTCGATAACTATAAGCAACTTGTCTACAAATACCAATATGTCAAAAAACGTGGAAGGTCAGGCTTCTTAAAAATTGCGTACAAAGCACTGGCCTCCGCACCAATATTGAATATTACGCACAGGGTATCGAATACGGAACATATCAACTTACTGATAAACGAAACTTGAAAACACAACCCAAATAAACACGAACCAACTAAACCCAATACTTTGAAAACAAAAACAGCCTCATTTTTATTTTTTGCACTTCTAATCGTAGCTTCCTGTAAAAAGGACGAACAAACTACTATAAGGTTTGATGTGACAGAAATAACCTTACATCACGCTAAAACAGCACAGATCACCGTAACCCCTGCACAAGGCGGTATATGGAGTACTGCCGACAGCAACGTAGCCACTGTTTCACAAACAGGATTGGTTACAGGCGTGAGGCTCGGAGATACTAAGGTTACGTTGGTGAATGGAAAATTGTCCGCCGAATGTATTGTACACTGCACCCCTACAAGCACATTTTATAAAGAACCATATTTTTATTATGGTCAATCAAAAGCATACATTAAATTGGTTGAAACCAGAACCTTATATACTGAAGCTACTAATTCATTAGAATATAAAGGAGAAAATTCTAACATCGCAGGTGTTTTATACACATTTAGCAATCTTAAACTTGAATCCGCTTTGGTTGGTTTTAAATACGATAATAATAATGTAACAAAAGCAGCAGAGTTTATAGAAGAAAGATACATTTATGTGGGATTAACTGGCAGTGTTGTATTTTTTAAAGATGGTAAAGGAACATATCTTGGATTATCAATATTACCTGACCCTGATTTTGGTTATAATGTTCTGTATTACCATTCAACTTTTAAGAATAATGAATACCAAAAACAATACTTTAAGGAAATAGATAAATTTATTAATGTCGAATAA